TACGCAGGTATGACATACTAATTGGGAGTTCATCAAAGCTGCCGTTATCAACCTCGTTAAACACCCAGATACCACGCCATGACTGGTTTGTCTGTGGTGACAGGTAAGACTGATCCTCTTGGTAGAAGATGCCTGCAAACAACCCAGTGACTGACAAACCGTCGGCTCTACGTGCGTAGGCAATGTCTCTGTCCTGTACGTGTCCCATCACACAGCTTACCATCTTCTTAGTCAGCAGCATTCTAGCAGACGCTACAGGGCGTCCCATGACACCGCTAGTGAAGTAGTGGCTGTAGGCAATACCGTTAATCATCTTAACTTCTAAGAACGGTACAACTTCCCAACCCATCTTCTCTAGACCAAGGTCATCAAATGACATCAAACCTTCAAGTTCAGGACTGTCTTCTACTGCTCTAGTAATCCTGTTCTCATGGTTGCCCAGTAGGAACACTAGCTTAGGCTTCCACAGCTTGTGCTTGTTAGTGCGTAGCCTTGCCTGCTCTTCCTTTATAGGCGCTAGGAAAGCCTCCATAGCCTGCTTACCAGACGCAACATCAGCTTGGTAACGCCTTCCTTCAAAGGACTTCTTACCTTTGTCGTAGCTAGACAGGCTTGGAAAGTCCCAATGGTCGCCTAAGTGAATGATAACGTCAGGCTTCATCGCTACAGCGTACTTCCCTGCCCACGTTAGATGCTCTGTGTTAGAGTCAGGTTTGACTTGCGTGTCAGGTATGACAAAGTGTCTCATGTCTTTTTCCTCGCTGCACGTTCTTCGTTAGTTTTAGATTGGTGACAGGTTAGACACAGACACTGCATACCGTCTGCTTCACAGAACAACCTCTCTGAGAACCCTGCAATGTCTTTGTAGCTGCTTAACTTACCTGCCGGAACAATATGGTCTACCTGTATTTCTTTGTTGGTAAACCACTCAGAACACTCAGCACACTGATACTCATACTTGTGCCTACATCCTGTTACTGTTCTCTCTGCATCCTTCTTAACTTGAAACTTTACAGGGTAGCGACTGTAAGCCTGTCTTAATGCTGACCGTATAAACTGCCAGTAACGAGCCTCAGTCCATGTCTTCCCTGCCCTAGTGCGTGGCACTCGTGGCTTCACCATAGAAACGCTCCCCTGCTGTACGCTCTCGTGGAGGCATCCACATCTGACCCTCTGTACGTCTTAGCCACAACAGCCTAGCGTTCTCTAACGCCCTGTCATAGCCTAGTTGGTCTTCGCAGATGTCCCACATATCAGTCTCTTTACGACACCCACCAATGAGGTCTTGTGCTGCTCCTGCGCCTATACCGTCAACACCAATGATGTTATCAATGGTGTCACCTGTCAGTATCTGCTTATAGAAGTTTTTCAAGCCTGTCTCGGCAGTGATGAAGTAGAGGTCGCGTTTAACGAAGTTGTAGTGCATACCTGCTATTTGGTCGAAGTCTTTGTCAATGCTAACCATTATTGGGTCATGGTTGAGGTAGTGCGTAGACGCTGCGATAGCAATAGCATCATCAGCTTCTTCACCCTCCACCAGTACAGCTCCCCAATACTCTATAGCGTGTTGACGAACGTCAGGCAAGAACTCAGGCTTGGGTGTGTCTTTCCTGTTCCCTTTGTAAGGGGCAGTAGTGGCTACATCGTGTCTGAAGTTGTTGCCGCCTGTTATGTATAGAACGTAGTCGTGGTCTGGGAAGCCTAATAACACATCAGATATTAGACCGTTAAAACCTCTAATGGCTTGTGCGCTAGTCTCACACACACAAGCCACCCGATAGCAAAATATATCGCCATCAATTAGAAGCATTAGAGGGCAGCTTCCAGATTAATATCAATATCAGCACCTTCAGCTGTGTACTCATTCAAATCTGTAATGACTAGCTTTAGGCAGGTTGGAGAACGACCCTTCTTACCTTGGAAGTCCCAATCATACGAACCCAGTACAGCCTTAGCCTTGGACTCGTTACCGACAAGGCAGCTAATCTCGTCACCGTGCGTGTTGTAAGCTCGCATTGGGTTTGTAGACTTAACTGTAATGAAGTTACCTCGTGCATCGTCTTTGTTCTTCACAGCAAAGCCTTGCTCTTCTAAGGCTTCTACAGCGGCGTCAGAGAGACGAGACATATCTACCTGATACTTACCAGACATTTGGTTAGTAGTTGATAGGTTTGCCCAGTATAGTTCTGTGTTGATTGTTAATGGCTTGCTCATAATTTATATCCTCAAGTTGGAAGTTAAATGCTAACACTAATTGTGTGCTAAGTCAATGAGTTTGCGACCAATTGTCGCCTATCTGATACTCGCCGTCCATAGGACAACGTAGCTCCATTTCTACACCTGCCTGCTGCATAGCCTTCTTAAATGCTATGCCAACTGCCTTGGCGTAAGCCTCCGGTGTCTCCACCTGAAACTCGTCATGTACGTTAGCCACAATCTTGAAGGGTATCTGTAACTCCCTCAAACGACTAACCCCAATTAGCAAAGCCTTCTTCATGAAGACAGCACCGCCGCCTTGCAGTAGATAGTTCAATGCTGTGTGTTCCTTACTGACCCTAATGCGTCTACCATCAAGGCTAGGAATAGTGCCACCCTTAGCTGACACTTTGATAATCAGTTCTTTCAGTGTCTTCAATGCAGGTGTGTTGTCTAGGAAGTTCTGCTTCAGCTCTTTGCCGTGTGCAGCTCCCTTGCCTGCAATGCTGCCTATCTTCTCATCACCTGCACCGTACAGGAATGCGTAGATGAATGTCTTAGCCTGAGAACGTGTCTCTAGACCCGCTGCCTGTTGATTAGCAGTATGTATGTCACCTTCTAGTATTGTCAAGGTGTAGTCTTCGTCTTGCATATAGTGGGCTAGCATACGCAGCTCCAAACCTGACGCATCAACACCGACTAGCTTGTTTCCTTCGTCCACTGTCCAACACTCTCGACACTCACCACCTAACCTAGCCTTTAAAGCCTGCACAGTAGACATACCCTCTGTGACAGTCTGTGTAGCGGGTATCTGAGCCATATTAGGGGCGATGTGAGACATCCTGCCTGTAACAGCGCCGCTGCTCACAACCCTGCCTCTAACCCTGCCATCGTCCTGCACAGCCTCAAGCCAAGAACTAACCTGTGCTGCTCGTTTCTGTACCAATAAATACTCACCAACAAGCTGTGCTAGCGGGTGTTCTATGTCTTCTAGTATTGTCTCGTCTACTTTAAAGCCGCCGCCGTCAGTCTTCTTAGTAAACTTAACGCCAACAGACTGTAGACGTTTTACGATCTGTGGCCTGCTGCCTACGTTAAACACCTCAACCTTATCTTTAAGCTGCTTTCCTGTCTTCTCAGACCAACGCTCAGACACTATAGGTGGGAATACTGCCTGCAACTCCTGCTCAATCTCACGCATACGGAACGTCAACGAACTGTACAGCGTGTTAGCCTTGCCTAAGTCTAGCTTAAAGCCGTTCTGTCGCTGCAACACCAACTCTTTAGTCACAGCGTGTTCTAAGTCTCTACTCTCTTGGCTGAATCCGTCCTTGGTCAGTAGCTTGTCTAGCCGCTGATACGTCTTAGTAGTGACGCGAACGTCCTGCCTACAGTAAGTAATCATTTCGTCACACAAGCCACCATCGAAGTCTGTAAAGTCTCCTTTAGGAAACCCTAACCTACCACCCCAAGCCGACAGCGAGTGTCCTCCTTGCATAGCAGGACTGTACAGGCAGGAAAGCACGTAGGTGTCTAACTGCTCCTTACCTGTAAAGTCCAATCCCCACACACGCTCAAGCACTGGTATGTCAAACCCGATGCCGTTGTGTGTCACTATTTGTGAATGCTCATTAACCAACGCCTGTAACGTATCAGGTGAGGTGTGGTCGGTCAGCTCGCCAGTGTCAACATCCTCGGCACAGGCGAGCCAGATAGTGTCGTGCTTCAGGTTAGTCTCGATATCTACAGTTAACAACTTAGTCCTCTCCTATTGTAAGACAATTAAGGGATATCAACTTCTAGGTCAATATCGTTAACAGTTTTGAGGTCTAGTCGTTCTGTCAGGTCAAAGACTCCGTTAGAGCTACGAATACACTCTAAGCACTCACTAACGTACTCGAAGGTGTTAACGTCCCTCAGTGTAGCCTCATAGTCTGTCAGCGTTGCATCACAAGCTAAGCATTTCATTAGTCAAACTCCTTATCAGTTATGCGCCACAGGCTATTAAGTTTGTTGTGTAGCGTCATCAGGTCAGTACAGAAAGGGCAGGGGTACTCTTTAGGGTCTTCACCAACCATCATTGCGTAACTATGTCCTCTTCCGCACTCCACTAAAAATGTGTCTTCAGTCATAAGGCTTCTCCGTTTTTCTGCTTACTCTTCTTTATATTCCATGTTGGTGTGTATTCCGTTGATAGTTTTGTCTTCTTAACCTTCAAAGCATAAAGCATTTTAGGAGTTGTAGCGAGACGCTTTGATTTATTTTGTAAGCCGTTATGTGTTTTGGTGCTTCCTGCTGTATACCCCAAAAAAGTCCAGTTATCTGCTTTGTACAGACAGCCTTTTCTTTTATCATTCTCTACAACAAATGTCTCAAAACCATGCACCTGTACACCGTACCTCTCTTGCCAATCAACGGCTACACGTTTCCTCCACAAAGATAAAACTCTAGTTGCTAAATTTTTCTCATGTGTTTCTAGTCTGAACACAACGTTGTTGATAATTGAAGGTAGTCCTTTTTTCTTGTTGTCTTTAGTTAAGCCAAAGAAAGCGTCTCTAGCTTTAACAGCCCATACGCTACTAGCTCCGCTTATGATTCCAACAACAACACCGTCTAGCTCGATTAAATAATGTAAT